GTTGGTTCAACAGGAAAGGTGGTCACATGAATATTTTTGGGTTGGATGTGAAAGTTATTCGTGAAAAAGGTCTTTGTGATGTTCGTGGTTTGGCTGGATATTTTGATCCAGCTGAAAAGAAAATTGTGATTGATGCTGAACTTAAAGGTCGTGAACTTCTGCAAACACTTTTGCATGAATTTGATCACGCTTTGTCACATCGGATTGGTTTATTTCAAGCAAGAATTTCTTCTGATGTGCATGAAATTAAGGCAGAAACTTTCACCACTTTTGTTGTTGAAAATTTGTCTGATGCTGAAGTGAAAAGATTGATCAAGAAGTTTTTGAAGAATTGACCATTATAATAGGCTTTAAGGTGCTATATGACCATTTTAATGGTCATTTGCACTTTTTTTGTTGTGATAGTTACTAATTAACAAACAAATTCTTTTCCATCAAATGGTTGGATATAAATGATCTGAATGCACTCGTGTGTGTTTCTATCTATGTCAATATGGTTTGCAATTGATCTTGCAATCCATTCCTGGTCAAAGGCTTGTGCTTTTGATTTTGTTTTCACCCAAACCATTCTTGGACCACCAGCTGCCGTTGCATTATTATTTGGACCTTGCACATAAGTTTTCTTTCCCTGGTGATCAACCCTTGCAATTAAATATTTGCCACGAAGATTGGTCATGATCTTTCTTTTCTCTTCTTTTCTTTTTCGACTTCCATCAAATAAAGAATGCCATCAATTTCTTCAAGGGCAGTGTCGATTGCAAACATAGCCCTTTGGACTTTGATTCCCATCATTGGATTTTCTGTTTTAACATTGCAAAGCAATTGGGAATTTTGCTTTCTAAGCTGGTGTGATATTTGTTGAAGTTTTGTTTTAGTCATATTCAGGTCCAGCAAAAAGGTTGTCATAGCATTTGCCACAGATTTTAGAAATCATAAGTTCCCTGTCATCAACACTTAACATTGGAAAAGCATCTTGAATGTGTTCAAGACCTTCCATCCATGATTCATACTTCAAAGAATCAACAGTGATGGTGTGGATTTTTTTGCATTGAATGCACTGGATTTGAATATCAATTGTTTTCACTTGGTTTCCTTTCATGGTGGTCAATCTGTATCTTAACACACCTAGACCATTGCAAGGTTTGTGCTTGAATGTTTTTCTTATTTTGAGTCACAATTTAACTGAACCAGTGGTTCAAAGGGGAATAGCCTGTGGCAAAAGAACCTGTGACAAAAAACAAATCAGCAGTGTCAAATTCTTTGACAGTTGCCACAGAAAAACGTCCTGTTGGACGGCCACGAATAGAATTCAAGCCTGAATATTGTGACTTGGTTGAAACCGAAATGGCTTCAGGATTTTCATTTGAAGCTTGTGCTGGTGCTATTGGAATTTGCAAACAAACTTTATATTCATGGGTTGATCAATATCCAGAGTTTTTAGACGCCAAAAGACGTGGAACTGAACTGAACAGAAGATTTTGGGAAAAGCTTGGTGTGGATCACATCATCAATGTCAGTGAAAGTGTCCGTGAAGGAAAAGATCAAATCACAACATCCAAATCACTGAACAGTGCAGTGTGGATTTTCAACATGAAAAACAGATTCCGTGATGAATGGCGTGACAAACAAGAAGTGGACCATTCAGTGAAGAATGGTGAAAAACCACCAATGGCTTTGTCATATGCAATTCCTGAAAGGGAAGTGCAGGAAGTGGAAGGTGAAGAACATGATTCCTGAAAATGTATTCATAGCACCATTCACAGTTCAAGAAAGAATGACAATTCTTGGAATGATCAAGACCATGGGAATTAAGAAAACAGAAGTTGAATTGATGAAAATGTATCATCCATCAGTGGCAAAAGCAGTGATCAAAAACACTTGCAGGAACTATGGTTGGTGAAGACATCAAAGCCAAACCTTTTGGACTTCAATCCATTTGCCATTCCTTATCAGGGAAAGGTCATTTGCTATTTAAGACGTGACTTTGATTTTGCAATTGGAACACCAGAAATTCTTCTTAGTGGTTCCTATGGATCAGCAAAATCCATATTGATGGCACACATTGCTGTCACCCATTGTCTTATGAACAATGCTGCACGTGTGTGTTTGGCAAGAAGGTCAATGCCTGATTTAAGAAGAACTATTTTCAATGAAGTTCTTGAACATATCAAAGAAGACCTGGTTGATGGTGAAGACTATGAAGTCAACAACACCACAGCCACAATAAAATTCTTAAAGACCGGAAGTGAAATCATTTCCATTTCCTGGGCTGACAAAAGATATGAAAAAGGAAAATCACTTAAGCTTAGTGGTTTGGTGTTTGAAGAATTGTCTGAAAATGATGACAAAGACAGGGCAGCATTCATGGCTTTGAAAGCAAGGCTTCGTCGTATTCCAACAGTGAAAGAAAATTTCCTGATTGCTGCAACAAATCCTGGTGCACCATCACATTGGGTGCACAAGTATTGGATGGAATCTGATTCACCAACCAGGAAAGTTTTTTATTCTGTCACAACTGACAATCCATTCCTTGATCCAATTTATATTGAACAGCTGAAGAAGGACCTTGATCCAAAAAATGCACGTCGATACATCTATGGTGAATGGATTGAAGTGGATGAAGAAGTGATCTATAGCTGTTACAAGCGTGACAGGAATTTCAAAAAAGAAGTTTACAAGATCAATCTTAGATGGCCAATCAGTATTGCATTTGACTTCAACATTGGTGAAGGTAAGCCGATGTCATGCGTTCTTAGTCAGTATGATCCACACAATGATGTCTTCCACTTCTTTGAAGAAGCTGTTGTCATGGGTGCAAGGACTGAAGACATCATGGAAGAATTGGCCAGCCGTGGGTTGTTCAACTTCAACGCTTTATATCAAATTCATGGTGATGCAAGTGGTGGAAGTAATTCCACCAGATCAATTTTGTCTGACTATGGAATCATAAAAAAGTTTTTAGAAAACTATCGTCCACCAAATAGTCCAGTTGGAAAGGTTCGTTTTGAATTTAAGGTTCCAAAAGCCAATCCGCCAATTCGTGAACGCCACAACATGGTGAACGCATATTGCTTCAATGAAGCTGGTCAAATTAGGTTGCAAGTTTATGAAAAATGCAAAACACTTGATGAAGGACTAAGGCTGACTGCTTTGAAAAAAGGTGGAAACTATATTGAAGATGATTCAAAACATTTTCAACATATCACCACAGCAGCTGGTTATCGAGTGGTTCAGCAGGTCCGTGAAAATAGAACTTCAGAAGTTTATACAACACCAAGGTAGGCATCATGGCATTAGACTTGAAAAATATTGGGGACAGAAAAGCGTTCATCAAAGAAAAAAACACTCATGAAAACAGAATCAGAAAGTCACAATCAATTCGTGACTATGATGTGTTGAACGATAACATGAAAGAATATGTGAAGGACTACATGAGTGATCAGCTTAGTGCTGAAACAGTTGCTTCCATGCCTTTGGTGACATCAATAAATATTTCAAAACGTGTTTGTGAAAAGGAAGCATCAATATATAAGTGTGCACCAGAACGTGACTTCACTGTCATTTCTGATGAACAGAAAGCTGAACTTCTTCAGAAATATGAAGAATGGTGTGTGAACCAAAAACTTTACAAGGCCAATCTTTACTATAAGAACCAAAAACAATCATGTTTGATGGTGGTTCCAAAGGAAGGGAAGATGGATGTTCGCGTTCTTCTTCTTCATCACTATGATGTTGTGCCAAAAGATGAAAACCCAGAAAAGGCAAATGCATATGTGATCAGCACATTTGACAGAAGTATGGATGTTCCACTTAATTCAGATGGAATCAATGATCAGATTGCTGACAAGGATGACTACAGGTCAACACTTGAAAGAAATCTTGCATGGGACGAACAATCAAACCTGATCTTCAATGGAAAAGGTGATCTTGTTGGTGAAGTGTTGCCAAATCCAATTTCTGAACTTCCATTCATTGATATTTGTGCAGACAAAGATTTTGAATTCTTCGTTCGTGCTGGACAGGCACTGACTGATTTTGCAATCCAGTTTTCTGGTGCATTGTCTGATCTTGGAAACATCGTCAAAATGCAAGGATATGCAGTTGCGTGGATGAAAGGTCCAAAAGCTGCACAAGTAAAGAACATAAAAATTGGACCAACATCAATCATTCATCTTCCAACTGATGAATTGACTGGCAGTTCTGCTGAATTTGGTTTTGCAAATCCAAATTCTGACATTGCTGGTGGAATTTCTTATATTGAAATGCTGCTTTCACACTTCCTGACATCACGTGGACTTGATCCAAATGTGGTGAATGGAAAGATGATGTCTTCAAAATACAATTCAGGGCTTGATCGACTTCTTGCCATGATTGATCAGTTTGAAGCAACAAAACAGGACTATGATTTGTTTATGAAAGTGGAAAAGAAGCTTTTTGAATTATTTAAAAAGTGGTCACAGGTGATGAATTCAACTGAAGATAAGTTTTTGTCTTTTGTGATTCCAGACGACTGTGAAATCCAAGTGAAGTTTGAAAAGCCTGAACAGGTTCAGTCACAATCTGAAAAGCTTGCTGACATCCAATTGAAATTGGACATGGGTGTGATGACTAAGCTTCAAGCTGTAATGGACATCTATGAAGTTGATGAAGAAAAGGCACAGGAAATGTTAAGCAAGATTGAAGCTGAAGGTGCTGATGCACTTAAGAAACAAATTGCCAATATGAAAGCCATGGGACAAATGCCTGGTGCACAACCAGGACAAAAACCACCATTTCAACCAAAGGAAAAAGGTGCTGCTTGATTCCGAAAAGAAGGCTTGATTCCACTGAAAGTGTTGGTTTGGAAATAGACTTAAAAAAGCTATTTGGAACCAATGTTTCAGATAAGGGAATCAGGTCTGCAATTGCTGATGATCTGATTGAAATCATTCAAGCAAGAACAGCAAAAGGCCAAGGCGTGAATGGTCGTGGCCAAGTGGTTGAACTGCCAGCACCATATTCAAAAGAATATTCTGAAAGCCTGAAGTTCAAAGCATTTGGAAAAAAGCCAAACAAGGTCAACATGAAGCTGACTGGATCAATGCTTTCATCAATTGATTTGATTGGTGAAGAAGGTTCAAAAATTGTCATTGGAATAGACAATGAAGAAGCACCAAAAGCGCATGGCCACATGACTGGTGCAAATGGGAATTTGCCAGTGCGTCCATTCCTTGGTTTGACAGCTGCTGATTTGGATGAAGTGCGTGACAAGTATGCAGACAAAATTGGTGACAATTCAAAAATAACTTTCAAAGATTTAAAGGAAAGAAACGACCTTGTGAAACTGATCAAATTCTTTTCACCAGGTCCAACATTCAGAACAGGATTTGAAGAATGATCAGAGCATTTATAGAAGGTTGCAAGTACAAGAATATGTATTGGAAAGATGCATTCATTGAAGTCTTAAAGGCTGAAGACAAAGAAGAATATTGGCACCTGGTGATCATGTGGAAAGATGAAAAAACAGAAAAGCCTTTGCTTGATAGAGCACTGACAATTGATCTTTATAAAGACAAAATGACAGAATGGCATTCATGGCAAAGGTGACCATTGAAGGTTTTGACAATGTGAAGGGTGCTGTTCGTGCTTTGTTTGAAGAAGTAAAGCATGACAAGGGACTATTGACTGACATGGCAACTGAACACGTGAAACTAACACAAAACTTCAACCGTGCTGGTGAAAGTGCAACTGGAAAAAAGCACTTGCCACTTGAACAAAGTTGGATTGATAGGAAGTCTGAATTGATTGCAAAAGGAAACAATCCTTCACCATATTATTCACATGGTGCTTCAAACCTGACTTTCACAGGACAACTGTTGAATGCAATCTATTTCAAAGTGAATGCTGCAAAAGGTTTCTATGAAGTTTTAATTAGGGACAATGTTAGGAAAAAGTATAAAGGCACATCAGGAAAAGACCTGACAAATAAGCAGGTTGCTGACTTTTTAAAGAAAGGCGTGATCACCCAACATGGTGAATTGAAACAACGCAACATCCTTGGCGTGAACAAGCAAATCGACAATGTGCTGAAGGCAATTGTCAGGAAGTTTTTAAATAAGAAAATAAAAAGTTCAATCTTCCAGTCTAGGAAGGGTTGACAATAACAACAAAGGGGAAGCAACATGAGTAAAGCAAATGGTTCCGGTGGAACCGATGATCAAAACGCCAGTGGCGAAAATCAAGACAATGACAATAAGGAAACCAAAGAAACAAAAGATTCTGTTTCATTTGAGTCACACAAGAAACTTCTTGCTGAAAAGAAGAAGGTTCAGTCTGACAAGGAAGCTTTAGAAAAAAAGCTTGCTGATCTAGAAACAGAAAAACTTCAGACTTCTGGAAAGAAGGATGAAGCAATTGAAGCTTTGAAGAAAGAAAATTTGAAACTTCAGTCACAGATCACTGACATTTTTGGCAATTTTGCCACTAAGACAGTGAAACAAACTTTGGAAGCTGAAGCTGCAAAAATGGGTTGTCTTGATCCTGCTGTGCTTATGAAGATTGCTGATTTGGATGGTTTGGAAGTCAACAAGGAAGACTTTTCTGTTGATTCTGAACAAGTTCAAAAAGTTTTGGGTGAAGTTGCAACTAAGCATCCATACTTGTTCAAAGCTGGTGGACCAAAATTCAATGATGGTCTTCCAAAGAACAAGAAGGAACAGAAGGTTGAAATAACATCTGCCATGAAGGAAGAAGATATTCTTGCAGAGTGGAAAAGACTTGGTGTTTGATTAAATTAAATTTGAAGAATGATCTTCAAAAATTTTAAGGGGAATTAAAATGGGAGTGACAGGGAATACAGAATTATTGGCATCAAAAGCTGCCATTGTTTCTGCTCTAGTTCAGAAACACCTTGCTTTCCAAGCTAAGTTGCTTGGATCAGTAATGGATGTAACACAATTTGGTGCTGCAAAAGGTGCCAAGTCTATCAGCTTTCCAAAGTTTGGTGGATTCACAGTTGAAAACCGTGCATCAGGTGCAGCTGCTTCATTGCAGAACCTGACAGCAGCTGTTGACACATTGGCTTTAGACCAGCGTTCAACTGTTGCATGGTTGATCGACTCTATGGACGAACTACAGTCAACTGTAGAAGTTCAATCAGAGTATATCAAACGTGCATCAACTGGTTTGGCAAATGAAGTGGACACACAGATCATCAGCTTGCTTGAAAATGCTGGCTTTGATCAGGGTGCTGCAACAGTTGTCACAGAAGACATCATCCTTGATATGCGTGAATACCTTATCAAGAATCATGCTGACAAGAATGCACTGACATTCCTTGTTGGACCAGACAACGAAAAGGCAATGTTGAAGATTTCTAATTTCATTGATGCAAGCAAGTATGGATCACCAAACTTGCCATCAGGTGAAATTGGACGTGTTTTCGGCGTTCCAGTTATCGTTCACGCTGGTGTTCCAGTAGGTGAAGCATATATGTATGAAAAGTCTGCAATTGCAGTAGGCTTTCAACGTGTTGCTAAGTATGGGGAAGTTGATTCACCACTTTATGGTGTTGGTTCAAAAACTGCTGTGCTTGATATGCTTTGGGGCAAACAAGTCATGCAGACTGATACACTATCATCTGGTGTAGGCAAGTCGGCATTGATTGCAAAAATGGCTTAATTAGAAATAATTAAGTTGTGGAAGCAAGCATCAGCCTTATTCCAAATTATTTAAAGGCCACGAAGTTGGAAAAACTTCGTGGTCTTATGCTTGAAACCAACTTAAGACTTGGCCAGCAGGTTCATTATTTTGACATTCAGTTTGTCGGTAAAGAATGGATTGCTTGGTATTATGAAGAAGTCGATTTTTCAGGGGAACTGCAAAAGCAAACAGCAAAGGTGGAATAAATGCCTTTCAATGATTCAATCAAACAACGTGAACATGAAAAGTTCAGGAACATTGATGGTGACACAGCTGTTGCAGTCAGTTTAGTTGGTGCAATTCCTTCTGACTATGATGAAGGAACAGTCACCTTTCCAAGTGCAACTTCAACTGCATATTCATTCTATAAAGATGCAGTTTTACTAAGAACAGTCACACTCAATTATTCTGATTCACAAAAAGAAACACTGATTGGTTGGGTGATCACATGAATATAGAATTCAATCCATTCACTGGAAATTTTGATCTTGTAACACCAGAAGACAAATCATTTGGACCATTCACCACATTTGATTGTGGCCTTGCTTCAGAATTTGATTCTTCTTGGTTTCACAAGATTGATTGTGGTGAAATGCCATCAACAGGAAAGATCAGAAAAATTGATCTAGGGGAAGCAATATGAGTCCAGTCACTAGGTTTCAATGCTTAAGGGGAACAACAGCACAAAGAATTTCTTTCATTCAGCTTGCTGGTGAATTGATTTTTGATACTGATCTGGAAATGATGTTTGTTGGGAATGGAACCACTTATGGTGGAATTCCTTTTTCTGGTGAATTGGGAACACCAAATATTGTCACATATACAGCAGACCAAGTTCTGACTGTTGAAGACTATGCACTGGCAAATTCAGCAAGTGCAATTCAGTTCACACTTCCAGATGCAACCGGATATAATAAAGCAATTAAAATTAAAAACATCAATTCTGGTGTTTTGACAGTTGTTGGTTTTTCTGGCCAGCTTATTGATGGTGAAACAGATATTCAACTTGTAAACACAAACGCAATGGAATTAGTTCCAGAGGATGGCGCATGGTACATTTTCTAAAAAAGATTTTATTCTTCACACTATTAAGTCCAAGTCTTGCACACGCTGCTTATTTGAATCAGGTTCAGGTTTCAAACTTTCCTGCTGTTCAAGCAGTCAGTCAGAATTCACCACCATGGTCATTCAGTTTGCCAAGTGGTGCAAGTACAGCTGCAAATCAAGTCAGCATTTTAGGTGCTGTTGATCAGTTGGAAGGATATGTGGATGGTGTTGAAGGTTTGCTGACAACAGCAAATTCAAATTGGACATCATTGCTTGGATATACAGATCAGCTTGAAGGATATGTTGATGGCTTGGAATCATTGATTGGAACAACCAATTCAACACTTTCCACTATTGCCACGAACACAACAGGTATTGCCACAGCTGCAAACCAGACAACTGCAAATTCTAGTCTTTCAACAATTGCTACCAATACAACTGGTGCATCCACTGCTGCAAATCAAACTGCTGCAAACACAAAGCTAGATTCAATAATTTCAAACACAAGTTCATTGCAATTGCAGTCTGGTGCAAATACTTTTCTAGACAAAACTTCAAGTGGTTCTTTGGTGAATGTGAATGATGCAGTCACTGTGAACACAAATGGTGCTGGAATGGTTGGCTTTCAAATCACCGGAACATTTGTGAAGACTATTGTCTTTGAAGCTACTAATGATGGTGTCAACTGGTCTTCAATGACTTGTTTGCCACGTTCTGGAAATGCTGCTTCTTTCACACAAACAACAAATGCAATTTTAGGGAAGTGTGAAACTGGTGCTGTAGTTTCTTTTCGTGCAAGGATTTCAGCTTCTACTAGTGGAACTGCTGTTGTGACTTTGACTGCTTCTGCTGCAAACACACTGAATAATTCTTATCAATTGTCAGCTTCCAACAATATAACCACAGCAGCACAAAGTGGAACTTGGACTGTTCAACCTGGAAACACAGCCAACACAACACCATGGTATGTGACTCACAAGGGTTCTTTTTCAAACATCACCACAGCAACAACAACAACTGTGAAGTCTGGTGCTGGTGTTTTAAAGCGTGTTTGCTATGGGACTGTAGCCAATGGTTCGTCAGCGCAGCTTTATGATAATACAGCAGGTTCAGGAACAACCATCAGTTTAATTACACCACCAAATGGATCTGCACCAGTTTGTTTGCCTTTTGATTTGTCCTTTGCAACTGGACTGACAATTGTGACAACTGGAACATCAAACATCACAGTGGTGTATGAATGATTGCAGTCAAATTTCAATCACAAAATCCAAACAATACAGCAGAAATTCCTGACTATTGGATTTGGAAAAAAATTGAAATTGATTCTGAAGAAGCACCTGAATATCAAGGTGCTGGTTGGACAACTTTCACTGAAACAGCTTTTGCTGAATATGAAAGAACCAACAAAGTAAAGATGGAAACTCACTACATGGCACAGCTGCCATCATATAAATATTTGGATATTTCCATCAAAGAAAAGAAAGCTTTTGCTGATGATCTGATTGATAGACTGAAGAAGAAAAACATCACTGAAGGCATAAATGGTCCACGTGGCCTTTGGGTGCATGAAAGAACCAGGGCTTTGTCTGTGACACTTCCTGGTGTGCCATACACATTCACAGTTGACTTGATGAACATGGTGATCAGTGGTGATTTGGAACTTGCTTGTCTTTCTTTGATGTATTCACCAGCTGATGACATGACACTTCCTTGGCATTGGCTTTCAGCTGAAAGAAAGAATTGGATCATAAATGAACTTAAGCTTTTTCTAGGATGGCCATGATGAAAATATATAGATTTTTCATGCTTAGAATTGTTGGTCAAATGAACTGGACTGGTTGGAAATATTTATTCACTGGACGTGAATATGATCTTGAACCACACCAGATCAAAGAAGCTTGTGAAATACTTAAGGCACAAAATTGTGTTGGTCTTTCTTATAAGTCCACACACTTCACTTCTTTCTTGATCATGCTTGGTCACTTTCTAATGACTGGCCATTGGATCAAATGGTGCCATGCGTGGATGAATATTGAAGGTGACATCAAAGATTCTAAAGACTTGGAAATATATGAATCCATTTCAGCTGGACTGGTGAAATCACCTTTCTGGAAGGTTTTCAATTCTGATGCAATCATTCTTCTGAAGCCAAAAAATTTAAGTGAAGAACAGTGGCAAGATGTGCTTCAATATTTAAAGGATAAGTTAGGAACGCCTTATGATATTTGCATGGACGAACAAAAGGATGATCAGCTGAATTGCGTTGAAACTGTTGTCAGGTCGATTCTTCGTGCAAATCCAAATGCATTGCCTATCATATCTAGAATGATGAAACGATATGGCCAATTGACACCAGCAATGTTGTTGTATGGTGACTTTGAAATTGTGGCCAAGTTTAAGGGAAGGGTGTAGTCATGCCAGTTTTTCCGGTTCTTGAACTAGAAAAAATAGTTCAAACATTTGATAAGACAAGATTGGATGCAACAAAATCATTCAAATCTGATGACATTGGTGCAGTCACTAAGGTTGAAATTCAACCTGATGGACTTGCAGCATTCATCGAAGTGGCAACTGCTGATCCAACTGATTCAGAAAAATACTATTTAGATTGGCTTTATTCTTCAGCTGGAACAAAAACTGTGACTTTAAAGATCACAACTGGAACAGGAATGTCTGCTGTTGAAACAAGTTCAACAATGGATATTGAAGCCGTTCTTGCAGCTGATGAAAATTTATTTTCAAAAGATACTGATTTGACTGGTCATCAAAAGGATATTCTTAAGTATGTTTCACCAGGAAGAAGTTCATTCATAAATGTGCACAGAAGTGCACAGGAATTGATTCTTGATGATCTTTATAAGACTGGTGTGACAACCATCAATGGTGAAAGATTGAATCCAGAAGACATCATGGACATTGCTGAAGTCAGGCAGTGGTCAAAATTCATGGTTCTGCAAATGATCTATGAAGACATTTCTAATGCCAAGGATGATGTGTTTGCTGAAAAAGCAAAGTCATACAAGGCCAGTGCAAATGAATGGCGTTCACTTTCACTTGGAAAAATCAAGGTGGACAAGAACCAAGATGGTGAAGTGACTGAAGATGAAGTGGAAGAACTTATTGTTGGAAGGATTTCACGCGCATGAGTATGACAGCCCTGAAGCCTTATTTTATAGCAAGGTGCAAAGCAGTTGACTTGGTTGAACACAAGGATGCTTTCAATGAAGAAAACATTCCACAACTTGACAAAGCGTTTCACGTTTTGCTTGGTGATTTTTCAGGAATGCCACAAGGTGGACGTGAACAACAATTCAGCTGCCCTGTGACTGTTACTTTTTGGATTAAAGGATATAAGAATCCGAGTGAAGGTTTAGACAAGGCAGTCCAGAAGGCTGAAGCTTTAGTGAAAGAATGCTTGAAACCTGCCAATAGACTTGGAACACTTATAAAGAACGTGTTCATTGGAAGCGTGAAGACAGATGCTGCTTCAGGTTCCAATGACAATGTTGTGAAGGTCACGTTGTCCTTTTCAACAATTATAAATTTGGATTTATAAACAAACTTTTTTTAAAGGGGAATTAAAATGGGTGCAGAAAATTGTAAACTAGAACCAGTAGATTTGTATCTTGGAAATGACCAGGTTCAAATCCAAAAAATTTCTTGTGTTGGTGATGACAATGCATCACTTCAAAACAAGCGTGGTTTTTTCTATGACAAAGATGGAAACAAACACTTCTTCCAATTCAACGTGGCAACACTAGGAACACCAAGTGTGATTTCTGGTTATACTGCACACCCTGTTGCAATTGCTTTAAATGCTTCTGCAAATGCAGTTGCTTCAGCACTTGCAGCTGTGTTGACTGCTGTGACAGGTTTTGATGCAGCTGCATCAGGATATGTTGTGACACTAACACACACTGATGAAGGCTATGCACTTCCAGCACATGATGATGAAGATGATGCATTTGATACTGAATTTGCTTTCAGCATGGTTCAGGTCGGTGACTTATATGAATCAATGGGTTTGCTTGATGGTGATGTGACTGTGAATGGTCTAAGCAGAAAGCTTATTGACATCACAGCACACCAACATGGTGCTGACATCCTTGGCCAGATTCTTTCTGGTTCTGGAAACCCTGAACTTTCAGCTTCATTGAAGGAAGTGACAACTGAAAACTATAAGAAGCTTCTTCGATATAGTTCTGGTGCATATCTTCCAATCGGTGGAAGCCAAGAACTTGTTGGTGGTGGATCAGCAGGACAATTTGGAAATCCACAGTCTGTGAAATGTGTGCTTCATCCAATCCGATTTGATGTTGCAGATAAGTCAGCAGACCTTTGCTTCTGGAAAACAACTTTGGACCTAGATCAATTGGCTTTTTCTTCTGAAAAGATTCAGAACTTGCCAATCAAGATCAAGGCATTCAATGATCCAAGCAAACCAAAAGCTATCAACACATGGGTGTATGGTGACTGGTCACAGCTTTAGTATTGACACTTAAAACAGAATGAACTTTGATGAAAAGGCTTAGGGAAACTTAAGCCTTTTCTATTTCCAAGGGGAAAAAATGCAATTCAAAATTGAATCAGAACGCAAAGTGAAAGCCACTCTTGAAATGGGTGGAAAGACTTATAAGTTTTATGCACCACTTCTTGCACAGTCAGAACAGGTTGCTGATATGTATGACAAGGCAGAAAAGGGTGAAATCAATATCACCAAAGTGATGAAGGAATATCTTTCAAAGCTTTCAGATATGCCAGTTGAAGAAATGGACAAACTTGAAACAGAAATGTTCAATGAATTGTTCAAATACGTGACTGTACCTGCAAAAAAAAACTAGAATCTGAATTCTTTAAGTTTGCCAAGATGTCACATTTCTATGGCTGGACCTATGAACATCTAAAGTCCTTAGATGTTGACACCTTTGAACAATACTGGCTTGCAATCACCACAATTGAAGCACAAAATATATTGAACCTGATTGATGTTGAAGTCTTCAGGCATTTAAAAACAAGTGATAGGGACAAGCTGCACAGATCACTGACAGAAAAAGCTTATCCTGATTCATTTGCTGAACCAGTCCAACTGACAAATGCTGGTTTGGCAAATTTGCTTAGGGGAAAATGATGGCAGATCAAGACAACAAAATTGAAGTCACCATTGTGCTTGATGATGGAAGCGTTCAACGTGGATTCATCAGGATGGAACAGCAAGCAAAAGCCACTGCTGACAAAATGGGAAGTGAATTCAAAACCATTGGTGATGTTTTAAATGCTGATGTTCTTGGACAGGTCACAAATAAAATCAAATCAATTCCAATTGCATTTGCAGGAACTGCCATTGCAATTCTTGCTGTTGGTGCTGCTGTCAAAGAAGCTTTTGATCTGACAATTGAAGGTGAAAAGATTGCAGCAGCAGAAAATCAATTCAAATCATTTGCTGAATCAGCAGGAATTTCTGCACAGTCTTTAAAGCATGGCCTTGAAGAATCAGCCAATGGATTGATTGACACAACAACATTGTTGAAAGAAGCAACTTCATCAATCATCAACCTTGGAAAAGGTGCTGAAAGATTGCCTGAAGTTTTAGAACTTGCAAGACAAGCAACACGTGCACTTGGTGGAAGTCTTGAAGAAAGATTTTCTGCAATCACAACTGCAATTGAAACTGGAAATCAAAAAGCTTTAAAGAATCAAGGCATCATCCTTGATGTCAACAAAGCCTATCGTGACTATGGACTAACACTTGGTGTTTCTGGTGGATCACTTTCAAAAGCACAACAGCAACAAGCATTGTTGAATGCAGTTCTTGATCAAGGTGGTGAAAAATTTAAGAATGCCACAGCAAACATCAATCCAAATACTGTTGCATTGAAACAGATTGGTGTGGCACTTCATGAAACTGGTGAAGAATTTGCCAAGTTCATCAACAGCAAATTTGGACAATCATTTGCTGAAATCACACAAGCAGCTGCAAATTTCCTTCGTGAATTCAACAGAAACAATTCATCTGAAAAGATGACACAACTTTCTGTTGGAACAGAAAAGGTGACTGAAAAACTGAAAGAACTTCGTGCTGAAGCTGCAAAGATTCAGTCTGAAATTATCTTCCAAGAATCAACTGGTGGAAAAGGTTCAGGAACAAAGATTCAAAGATTGAAAGAAGACTTGGCTGATTTGCAACCTGCACTATATTCAGCTGAACTTCAGTTGGAACTTTTCAATAAAGCAATTCAAAGGAACCAAGAAAAACCACCAGAAAAACCAGCTGGTGAAGATCCACTTGCTTTGACTGATCAACAGAAATCAGAAATCTTCAAAAGACACCAAGCAATTCTTCAGGCACAACTTGAAGCACAAAAAGCAGAAGTTGCTGCCAAGGCAGAACACAATGCAACACTTGCTGGTCTTGATGAAGGACGTGCGCGTGATGTTGCCACTCACAATGAAATTCTTAAGAATTTAGAAACTGAAAAAAATCTTCAGCTTGAAGCAATCAGAAACCAAAATGAAAATGATAAGACAATTGATCTGAATGAAAGAAGACAATTGGAAGCTTCAATCATAAAGAAATATGATGCACAGGTTCTTTCTGAAAACACAAAATTCACTGAAGCACAGAAGAAGACATACAAGACACTAGGTTCGGTTGCCAGGGAAGTTTTTTCTGGTGAACTTGGTTCTGCATTCCAGGCTTTTGGAAAAGCATTGCATGATGGTGCAGATGCTGGACAAGCTTTTGGTGATGCAATGGTTGGAATCTTTGGTGACATAGCAATTCAATTAGGAAATTTTTATATTGCAAAAGGTATTGCACTTTCTGCTGATCCATTGACACCAGGAAGTGGTGCAGGATTGATTGCAGCTGGTGCTGCATTGAATGTTCTTGGTGGTGTTCTTAAAGCATCAGCAGGAAAGTCAGGTGCAGGTGGTGGTGGTGTTGCAGGTGGTGAAACAAGTGTTCCATCAAGTGGAATTTCTTCAGCACCTGACAAGCTTGAAGAACGAAAGCCAGAAACAAAAATTGAAGTGAACATTGCAGGTGATGTTCTTGATTCACATGAAACTGGAATCAGGATTGTTGATTTGATCAACAATGCTTTTGACCAGAATGGTGTGGTTGTCACAGGAAGGGCAGTCTAATGTTGGATGCATATCAAGCTTTTTACTATGGCCAGAAAATATCAACCAACAGATATTTGGATTTTGATGAAGGCAGTGGTGAAATAACTGCAACACTTCGTGTGAATTCATATTCTTTGACTGATCTTTGCACTGAAATTTCACGTGCAATGAATGAAGTTTCTGCTGATGATGACTATTCTGTTTCTGTTGATAGAAGCACAGGAATCATTACCATTTCAAAAGCAGCAGGAACATTCAGCATCCTTGGTGCAACTGGAACCAACCTTGCTTTCAGTTGCCTTGATGTTGCAGGTTTTGCACAAGCAGACACTTCTTTTGCAAGCAGTCATTCTGGAACACAGCGTTCTGGATTTGTTTGGGAACCACAATTCAAAGGCCAGGACTTTGTTGATTTTGAAGATCAGCAATCAGCTGTGGATGGAACTGTGAAGAAGTCTGCCAGTGGAAAAGTTGAATCAGTGAAATATGGAACGCAAAAGATCATGGACATCAATTTCATGTTCAACACAAACATCATTCAGAAAGACAATACAGTGATCAGGACTGATCTTGATGGTGTGGCAAATTGTCGTGCATTCATGGAATATGCAACAACTAAAGCTGATATGGAATTCATTCCAGACAAGACCAACCCTGAAGTGTTTTATAAGGTGATGCTTGAATCAACACCTGAAAGTCAGGATGGACTTAATTTCAAACTTAAAGAACAATATTCAAAAGGTCTTGCAGGATATTTTGACACAGGAATTTTGAAGTTTAGACTTATCAACTAGGGGAACACAGCATGGCAATTGAGAATAACAAACCAGTCAATGCAGCATATACGAACAGCAAGCTGATGTCTCGAACACAGAACACTTCTGCTGCTGGTGAAGTTGCTTTCACAAATCCAACTGAATCCACAGACAAAGACACTGGTGCAGTGGTTGTTGAAGGTGGTGTTGGAATTGAAAAGAACCTGAATGTTGGTGGTGATATTCTTGGAAACAATCTTTCTGGAACCAACACTGGTGATTTGACGCTTGCACCAATTGGAAATACTGGTTCACCTGAAGCTGCAATTTTGACTGGCCAAGTTTTAGAAATTCAAGAAGCAACAGCTGTTTCACCTGGTGTTGTTTCTATTGGAACACAATCATTGGCTGGTGATAAGACATTCACTGATGATGTGACTATCAATGGTGATTTGACTGTTCTTGGAAACACAACCACTCTTTCAACTGCTGATCTTGAAGTCGAAGATCAAAACATCACTGTGAACAAGGGTGGTGATGATGCAAGTTCTGAAGGTGCAGGAATAACTGTTGAAAGAACAGGAACTGATGGTTCTATTGCATATGAAAATGCACTTGCTTCAAAATTTAAAGTTGGTGATCTTGGTGCAGAATCTGAAATCATCACAGCAGCATTTGCACAAATACTGACAGGACTTAAAACATTCACATCTGGAATTGTTGACCAGGGAACTTTTTCTGGTGACATAGCAATTGATTCAACAACATCTGGTGCAGACCAGGTTGTGACATCACCATCAAAAATGATTATTAAGTTCACAAATGCAGGGCTGACTTCCATAGCTGGATTTTCAGCAGCTGCTGATTCAAGAATCTTTTTTGCAATCAATGGCACTGGCGCTGATCTAACAATCAAAAATCAAAATGCAATTTCAACTGATATTCAAACAGGCACAGGCCAAGATTTTGTTTTCAAATCTGGATCAATTTGTTTGCTTGTTCGTGACACAAATTCAAGCAGATGGCGCTTGGTTGGTGGTGGTGGATCAGGTGCCACTGCATATCAAGAAACACCAACAGGAACTGTTGATGGTGTGAACGATACATTTGGACCACTTGCACAAACTGCAATTGGACCTGACAACATCATTGTGACTGTGGATGGATTGATCATTCCAAAAGATGGATGGCAACTGATTTCAAATTCAATTGAATTTCAATCTGGATATATTCCAGCAACAGGCCAGAATGTTTATGTTTACTATTCTGGTGCAACAGGTGCTGCACAAACATACACACCAAAAACTGAATTCAGATCAGTGACAAATCCTGAAATTATAGCAGGAAAACTTGTTCTTGGATTCACACCAGTTCTTCCAGCAACTGTTTTGGTTGATCTGATTGGTGGAACATCACAGCACTACAATGTTGACTACACCATCACGGGAAATGAATTGATCTGGTCTGGATATACGCTTGCTGGATTTTTAACTGTTGGTGATGTGCTTAGGGTGCACTATCATACTTAAAGAATTTAACATCAAAGGGGAATCATCATGTCACAAGTAGAAACTAGATTTATAAAGGACTTAAATGTCACAACAGCAAAAATTGCAGCTGGTGCTGTAACTGATGCAAAGGTTGCAACTGGAATTGATGCTGCAAAGATCGGTGCAGGTTCAGTTTCAAATACTGAATTTGGATATTTGGATGGTGTAACATCTGGAATCCAAGGACAGATCAATGCAATCACACCACCAACTTGGAACAAAGAAAAACTGACTTTGATTTCTGGTGACATCACAAATCAATATATTGATCTTGCACATCCAATCAAAGCTTCAAGCCTTAGCTTGATGATCAGTGGTTTGATCCAAGGTGAAACTGTTGACTATACAATTTCACTGACTGGTGGAACTGGTGGAAACACACGCGTGACCTTTGGAACGCCATTGGCAACTGGTGGAGTTTCTGAACTTGTTGTTGGTGATGTTCTTTATTTCCAATACCAATACTAAGGGGAATAAATGGAAGTTCGTGCTGATCTTGTTTACATAGCAAGTCTTTCTAAAGATTTACAACAGGCTATCACCGATGGAAACATCGGTGTGGCCACTACTGACTTAAGTTATGGAACAACTGCACAAATGGAAACAGCAGCAGCCACAGCTTCTGATGCTGCCAGATGGTGGAACACTGATCATAAAATTGAATATATGTTTGTTGGAAAAAGGTGGATTCCATTTGGAACACCTGATTTTCGATATGGTGGTGTGAAGTTTGATGACTTTGACAGCCCTGCTGGAACTGGACAACTTGGTTGGACAGCTGTTGGAACTGCATCTGCATCAAATGGTGATTCATCACACGTGGGTGTGATTGCTTTAAGAACCACAGCTGCATCAACACGTTCTGCAATTTCGCTAAGAAGCACAGCAATTGCACCAGGTGGTTCAGCAGAACACAATTTTGAAGTTATTTTTAGGGTTCCAACACTTGCAACTGCAACAGAAGATTTTGTTGTCACATTGGGTTTGAATGACAACAATGCTTTTGACAGCAATGGTCACGCAACTGATGGAATTTATTTTTCATACAACCGTGCAGTGAATGGTGCAAACCTTCAACTTGTGACAGCACAAGGTGGAACAAGAACCACAACCAACACTTCACAAGCACTTAGTGCAAACACCTGGTATTGTCTTTGGTGCAAGGTGAAAAGCAACACCAGTGCTGAATTCTTTTTTTGGACTGGTTCAGCATGGACAAGTCTAGGAACACACACAACAAACATTCCAACTGGTTCAAATTTGACTGGATTTCAGCTTAAAGTTGATAGGACTGCAACTGCTGCAAGTCCATCTTTAGGGTTTGACGTTGATGAATTCTATCACTGGTATGCATTCGGTGGTTCAAGGGTTTAGTGATGACAAACAAAATTCATTGGTTAATATAAATAAATAGGGGAAATTTATGGCAGGGAAAATCCAAAATGAAGACATCAAAAGTTCTGCTGAACTTGCATCTGCTGGTGCAACTGATGCCAGCCTTCCCAATGATGACAAGATTTATGTCACAGCCAACAGCTTAAATAAAACCTTAAAAGATGCCATCACTGATGGTGACATTGGTGGGGGTTCTGGTGGTGGAAAGAATTATTTTTCTTTCAATCAATTCCGTGGAAACACAACTGATGGTTTCAATGCCTATGCTGATGCAGCTGGTGCATTGCCTGTTGATGGAACTGGTGGATCACCTTCTGGAAGCTTGTCATTGATTGTTTCACCAAGTCCACTTTCTGGTGACAATTCTTTAATTCTGGATAAGGTTGGTTCAACCAATTTGCAGGGCCAGGGAAAATCAATTGATTTTGCACTTGATGTTTCAGACCGTGGAAAAGTTCTTGCCTTCACAATGAACTATGCTGTTTCAACAGACTATGCTGATGATGATCAAATCATTTATTTTTATGATGTCACAAATTCACAGTTGCTTGAACCAGTTCCTTTCAAAATAAAAAAGCACACACTTACAAGTGACAGATTCTTTTGTGAAGTTCAGGTTCCATATAACTGTTCAACAATCAGATTGATCTTTCACACAGCTTCAACTTCAACACAAAACTATTTGATGAAGATTGATGATTTGTGTTTTGGACCACAGGCAAAACTTTATGGAAGTGTTGCAACTGATTGGGTCAGCTATACGCCAACAGGAAATTGGACAACGAACACTTTTTATTCTGGAAAATGGCGACGAGTCGGTGACTCTATGGAAATCCAAGCACGTGTTGGACTTTCTGGTGGTGGTCCAAATGCAGCAGTGTTTTCAGTGAATTTGCCTTCAGGTTACTCTATTGACACAAGCAAACTGTCTTCAACAACAAATGATATTCAGGCATTTGGTTCAGCAATGACTTCTGATTTTGGAACTGGTTATCATGTTGGAACTGTTGTTTTTGCAACAGCAACCAGTGTTCATGTGATTGGTGAAACTGCTTCTGTATGGACACAGGCTGTTCCACAGACATGGGCAAGTGCTGATGATTCTACACTAATTTTTAAAGTTCCTATTGTTGGATGGTCAAGTTCACAGCTTTTAAGCAGTGATGCAATCACCAGACAAATCAGCACAATCATGGCAATGAATTCTTCACAAACTGGAATTGCTATCAATGGAAGTTCAGCAAAAATAAATATCAACTATGCACCAATTGACAGTCATGGTTCTTTTAATTCCGGCCTGACAAGATATGAAGCAAAGTTTTCTGGAATGTATAGCATCAATGCAAGGGCAGCTTTGCAAGGTGCAAACATTATTGCTGGATCAGAATATAGATTGTTTTTGACAAAGAACGGTTCAGAAATTGCCCGTGGACAATCATACGTTGGTGTTTCTGGCATTGCTTCAAATTTAATTTTGGTCACTTCACTTTATTTGAATGTTGGTGACTATCTAGAATTGTATATTTTTGGAACTGGAAACAATTCTGTCAGTACACTGACAATCTATGGTGATGGTGCTGATGCTTACTACACAAGTATGTCAGTGAAATTAGACTTAGGACCTTCACAGATTGCAGCTTCTGAAAAAATCAAAGCAAGATACATTGCAACAGCTGGACAAAGCATTCCAAATGCTTCAAGCACAATTGTTGATTTTAACCAGAAGGTTTATGACACCCATGGTTCTGTGACAACTGGTGGTTCTTGGAAATTCACTGCACAAAGATATGGATTTTTGACGATCAATTCAATGGTAACATTTGCAGCAGGAACATTCACAACAACTGGTGACTGTTATATTGAACTTTTCAAAAATGGATCATCTTCAACAGTTATTGATTTTCATAGAACTGAAGCTGGTGGTGCTTTCAATCAGCCAGTCCTTCAGGGCTTGTGTGAAATTGAAATGAATGCAGGGGACTATGTTGATGTCAGGGTTTACCAAAATGAATCTTCAGCAAGAAGTCTTGCAGCATCAGGTGCTTTTGTTAAAATTGAACTAACATTGGAGTAAACAACATGATCAAGGCAGCAGTAAAAAACAAACAACTTGGAATCACCACAAATGCTTCCACTCATGAAACACAAGAACTTGCTGAAGCTTGGGTTGAATCAAACAAATGGAATTTTGGAAAGCCTGACAGATGGCTTGAACCAAGTGAATTCACAGATGAAGATTCAAGTCAGTCAACTGATGAAAGGCTTAAGTATGTTGATTCAGATGGAAACAATGTTTATGAATATTTTTTTCCTGCAACTTATAATGTTCAATTTTCTGACATCAGTGCAGAACTTGCTGAAGAAAAAATCATTGCAGATGCTGAAATGGATCAGGCCAATGGAAGAAAAGTCATTGCCAAAATCAAAGCTGTGAACCTTAGAAAGCAATTAGACTTTTCAGGTCTTCAGGCATTGATGTCTGATCAGTCTTTGATGATGATCAGGGCTTTGCTTCAGGATGGTTCAATTTTGACAGCCTTGGCTGTATTGCAAGGTCTTCAAACTGATAAGTACACATCAGATGAAAAAGAAGAAGTGATCGACTTCATCAAAGGCCTTGGATATGGGAATCAGTGAAAAAACTAAGATCACAGTTGGATTCATCATTGGTGTAGGCACATTGGCCACACCACCTGTTGTTGGTTTGGTGGTCATGTATGCAGACCAGAAGGCACAGGCACAAGCAATCACCACGCTGCAAAACAGACAAGACACTTATGATCAAGACCTGAAGAAAATACTTGATGGACTTGGTGAAGTGAAGGGACAATTGAAAAACCTAACCAAATAGAAAAGGGGAACAAAATGGAAGAAATGTCAGTGATGCAAATAGTAGGAAAGCACGTTGATGAAGAAGCACTTATGAAAGACTTAGCGCTTTTGAAAGTGATTCCTTATCTTGAAAAGAAAGCCAAGGAAACAAACACACCAATTGACGATATGTTGGTTGCACAACTTAAAGCATTAGCTTCAAAGTAGGTTTCAAATGCCAGCATGGTTGACAGCTTTACTTGCTAAAATTATTTCAATTGAAGTGAATAAACTGTGGACCATGCTTGCAAAATGGGTTTCCGATCTTTTCACATTTAAAAAAATAGAAAAGAAAGATGAAGTCAGGGTTGAAAAGATTGAAGAATCATCGGCTTCAGACAAACCACATCCACAGAAGGTGCAAGATGCGAACAATTTTCTTAATACTATTGGCAAGCCTTAGTGTTGGTTGTGGTAAAATGCCAGCATTCCCTTTCATCACAAAGTGGTATGTAAACACCAAAGAACAAAAGACAACTGAATTCAAGCTGACTGATCCAGCAAATTTCATTTGGACAGAAGGTGAAACTAAAAATTCACTTGATGGTTTGAATGGATATTTTTGTCAGTCACCAGCAACAGAAGCAAAAATTGCTGAATGGGTGAACAAAGTTAAAATCAAATTTGCAGAATTGAAAGCTTGTCAGAAAGAAATTAAAGACACTGAACTTCCACCATTTCCTGGTGATTCAAATGGCAGTTAATCTTTCAGCAACAGCTGAACTTCTTGTTTCACAAAGAAACCTAACACCAAACATCATACTTGAAATTGATGGTGTGCCTGAAATTTATGGTGCATTGGATATTGAAAAATTTTGCAGATATGGTGAAGACGGAATTTTCTATGGAATGGAAGGTTTGTTCTATGGTGGAATGATTGTTGATGAACATTCACGTGACTACATTTCACTTGGTTCTTCATCAAGCCAATTGACTCAACAGCTTATTCCTGACAGGGGAAGCACACAATCAATCACAACTTTTGATCTGGACATCATTGATAGAAACCAGGAATTGACCAGACTTATTTCGCCAGGGATTGTTCTGGATGAAATCATTGGTGTGAAGTGCAAATGCTATCTTAATTTTAAAGGTGGTGCACACCCTGAAGATTCCATTCTTTTTCATAGGGGAATCATCAGCAAAGTTGCAGCACTTCCTGCAAGCGTAAAGCTGACAATTGCTTCACCTGAAAGACAGAAAAGACAAAAGGTTTTTGTTCAGGCAAAAACAAATCTGACTTCAATGGCACACTATAAATCAGCCATTGTTCAGTCAATTCAATATCAACAAAGAACTGACTACAGTGGAACGGTTTCAATTGCATACACTTCTGGTGCCACAGCTGGAAGTGAAATTGTTACAGTTGTTGGTGATGCAATCAGTGTGGCCATTGAAAGTGGTGTTTCAAAAGCTTCACAGATAAGAAATGCACTTGAAGAAAGTGCAGCTGCAATGGCAAGAATTTCATTGAAAATTCTTGATGGACAATCAGCAACAGTCCAGGTTCTTCAAGCCACTGTTCCAATGGCACTTGATTCAACAATCAATGTGACATCAACAGAAGGTTTCTTCTTGCCATCTGATTCTGGAACACTTGAAAGCTTCATTCAAATTGGTGATGAAGTTATCCAGTTTACAGGTATGACAAGCACAAGCTTCACAGGATGCACACGTGGTTCTTTAGACACAGTTGCAGAACTTCATGATCTTGGTGAAGATGTGACTTCATTCTATAAGCTTGAAGGTTCGTGCATTGATCTTGCTTTGAAGCTGATGCTTTCTGGTGGTGATCAAATTTGGTGCACAGAATCTGTTCAGCAGTTCAATAAAATTTCAGAAACAGAATCAAGACGTGGTGTGATCTTTTTCAACTATTATGACATAACTGAAAAGCGTGGACCTGTTATTGGTGACTTCATCAACATCACAGATTCAACATCAGGAAATGATGTTTCCATGCTTCCAATTATTGCTATGGATAAGAATGAATTTGGTTCATGGATTGAAGTTGACTATGACTTCAATGATGAACTTGATTCACCAGCACAGTGTGAATTCATATCCAAATACAATGTTTTGTCTGATGGTTTGGGAATGACACCAGAAGATGTGGATGTTGCAAGACATGAAGATTTGCAAACAAGATTCAATTCAAATTTGGCTGACTATAAGTTTTATTTGAAAGACACCATCAATGGTGAAGAATTTTTGCCACAGCAAATATACTATCCAAGTGGTTTTTATTCATTGCCAAGAAAATCAAAGTCTTCAATTTCAATCACAGTTCCACCAATTGCAGATCAGAACATTGTCTTCTTAGATGAAGAAAATGTTGTGAAGCCAAGTGGCCTTGTGCCTGAAAGATCAGCAGATCAAAATTTCTACAATGCTGTAATATACAGGTATGAAAAAGATGTTGTTGAAGATAAGTTCTTGAAAGGTAACACAAGATATTCAGCTGATTCACAAAATAGAATCAAGAACTTTGGAAACAAACCAATGGTCATTGATTCAGATGGACTTCGTGACAATGGTGAAACAGACACACTTCTAAGAATCAACAGCAGAAGGCTGCTTGAAAGATACCAGTTTGCAGCTGAAAAGATTCCAGGTGTAAAGGTATTTGGAAAAGTTGGTTTTGCAATTGAAGTTGGTGATGTGGTTGTTTTTGGTTCACCTGATCTTCAGATTTCTGACATTAGTCGTGGAAGCCGTGAATTTGAACCAAAGCTTTATGAAGTTCAGAACAAATCACTTTCAATTCGTGATGGCAGTGTTTCTTTGGATTTATTGTCCACAAACTTTGCGCTTGATGGAAGATATTCAATCATTGCACCAAGCACAATTGTTGGTGTTGGTTCCACAACAAACAGAATCAAAGTGATTGATTCATTTTCAACAACTGCACCAAGAAAAGAAAAAGACAAGTGGCGTGACTACATTGGTGAAACCATCATGGTCAGAAACCTTGATTGGACCTTTGTTGAAAATACCACATTGGTGAAGTTTAGTGACACAGATGACTATCAAATGGAAGTTGATCCACCACTTTCAATTCCACCAACTTCTGGAATGATCATTGAAGCACCTTTATATGACCAAGGGACTGATCAAAATGTTCAGGCAACCTGGAAGCTTCTTCATGCCTTCCTTGATCCACAGGTGCCAATTGTGGTTGGAAATTCCACCACTTCTTTTGATGTTGCACCTGGTGATGTTGGAAAGTTCTTTGTTGGTTCAGTGGTTCGTGTTCACAACTTCAACTATTCAGTGGACAGTGTGGAACGTGTGGTGGATTCTATTGTTGGAAACACCATCAATGTTGATCTAAGCCTTGGCTTTGTTCCAACAAACTTGGAAGTGGTTGACCTGATTGGCTTTCCAGATGAAGGCAAGCCTTATAGATATATCTAAAGGGGAATTTTATGGCTGATGTAATTGAAGAAAGAATCAACCTGCAATCTGAAGAAGTTGCTTATAGGGCAGCTGTTTCAGAAGCAACATTTTCAAGGGTTGCAGCAGCTTTGAACTTCGTGAACAAAAGACAATATGACTGCAAAACTTTTTATTTGAATGGACCATATGGACTTGCACCAACACCACAGACTGCTGTGGATGGTGCACATGGAATGCTTTTTGATGTGGAAATTGTTGGTTGCATGATGTTCAATATTGTTCCTGGTGTTTCAGGAACAACCACTTTGAACGTGAAACGCCACACAGCTTCTGGAATGACTGGTGCAAGTATTTTTTCAACTAAGCCTTCAATTTCTTCAGCAGCACCTGCAAATTCTTTTGTGTTTTCAAGATTTGGTGACAATCCAACAATCTTAGAAAATCCATCAGGAACAGTTGCACCAGTTCTGTCAGTAACACAACTTGATGCTGGTGATTTATTAACTTTAGATATGGACACAAATCAAGCTGGTGCAGAAAACTGTGGCTTGGTTTTATACTTCAGACCAAGATAGGGGAATTTTATGTCAACATATTCAGGTGCTTTAAAAAGAACATTTGTTGTTTCAGTGGTTGATCACACACCTTCAGGTGGTGGTGTGAATGGTGTTGTGATTGCAACAGCACAGCCAAATACTTATGTGGATGTTGATATGCGAACATTCCAAGGACAAGGTGGACCAACATCAGCTTTCCTTACTTATTGGGACATTCAGAAAAAGATCAATGGCCAATGGTATGGAATCGAAGTGGTCAATGGTGCAGATGTTGCCTTCACAGGTGCTTCTGAATCTTCAATTGGTTCAGCTGTTGGTTTGTCAGCAGGAAGTGGTGCACCAGTTCTGTTTCCAAAAGTTCCAACAACAGACACAAAATGGCGTCATTCAGAAACTGAACTTAAAAAAGCACCAGACTTTTTTCAACCAATTAGACTTGGCCCTGATGAAAGACTTGTTCTTGCCACACAGCTTGGAACTGGAACAATGCGAATTCAATACGCAACAATAACTTATTCATCAAGCCTGTAGTTACTTGATATTTAAGATTTGAATCGGCTGTTTCCTGTACTGTTCAAGGTCCAAACCTTTCAGTGCAGGAATTGCTTCATAGTCAATTGCACCTTTTCTTGGTGTGAAAAACACATTTGATTTTTCAGTCTTGATGTCTTTTCCCTTGGTGTGTTCCATGATTTCTTTTTTGATTTCTTCCATGAATGCTTCAGCTTTCTTTTTTGCTTCTGCATTCAACTTGTATGATCTGACAAGATCATCAAGCTTTTCATCTTTTGACAGAACTTCTGGTGGTTGTTTTTCCAAAACACGCTTCCAGAATTGTCCACCTTGAATCAAAATGAAGTCCTGAAGGTCTTTGTCTGCATCAACTTCCACACGCTTATAGGGCATTGGGTGACCAGGGTTGTATGAAATAAAGTGGCACTTCTTAAATCCTGTGATGGCCATTCCATATTGCATTTGTGGCATATAGTATTTCAAAGGATGCTTTGCATCCAATTCATGGAACTTCCAGTTAGGTTTCAAATCCAAAATCATTTGGTGGTTCTTGTCACCCATGCCTTTTATTTCAATGATTTCTTCCCTGGTGAAAGAAACACCATCAGAAGAATATCTGGCCCATGAAAGTGAATCATGTTCAAAACAAATTTCTTCAAAGTCTGCATTCAATTCACCATTGACCATTTTTCTGGCCATTGGTTCAAGTCTATTTCCACGCTTGATGTGGAAGTTTTTTGAAAGGTCTTCTGCTGGTTTCAGTTTTGCTTTCAGTTCATAAAGCTGCTGTTCAGTCTGGTATGGATTCAAACCAACCACAGAAGCAATTTCACTTCCACCAATTCCTTCTTCACGCCAAGCAAGCCATTCAGGGCTTTTTTGTTCAAGCTTTATGATCTTCATTGCAGCACCCTTCCAGGCAAGAATGGTGTTAGTCCATCAGCAATTGTCTGATCATCAACCTGTGGTTCAGATTCTTTTCTTCTTTCAATCAAACCAACTGCATATGTTTTTGTCCATGTTGAACGCAAATCCTGAAGAAGCCTTTGCTTCAATTGGATTTCTTTTTCAAGATGAATGATTTCAATTCTTAAAGCTGATTGTGCATCTTTGTTGTTCATTGGTGCACCATTGTTCCTTTGATTTGATCATGTGTTTCATATGATGGAACATTGACTTTTTCTTTCACATTCTTCTTTTCAAAATAGTCAAATGTGTATAGTGCACCATCAACATAGTTGGTCATTTCTTTTGGATCAATTGTTGATTTGTTCAATGCATAGTTTCCTGCTGCAAGTCTTTTGAATTCTTCCCTTGTCATGTTGTTTTCCTTTTGCTGTGATGTTGTCTTCACAATTTGCACAATGCAAATTCAACAAAAGGAAGTCAAAATGAAAAAAATGATCTTGATGTGCATTGCACTATCATTCACCATGGCCTGTTCAAAAAAAGATGAAGTCAAACCACCAGTGGTTGATCCAGTTGTCACCACACCAACACCAGGTGTGATTGAAACACCAACACCAAGTGCAACAGCCACACCTGTTCCAGTTGCAAAAGGTCACATTGTGATCAGTGGTGACTTTTCACCAATGTGTCCAGCAAAGCCTGGATTTGTTCCACCACTTGCTGGTGAAGCTTGTGACATTGGTTTCAAAGCCTGTTCTTCTGGTCTAGTTTACACTTGTGAATCTGGAATGAAATCAATGATGATGGCAGGAAGATGCATTGAAATTGATGGTGTAAAGTATTGCAAAAATCCGAAAAAATAATAAACTAAGAACATCCTTTTTTGCGACGGTTGAGCGTGACAGCCCTGGAAGTTTTAGTCTTCTTCCAGGGCTTCTTTTTATGGATTTTCAATCACAAGCAAAGCTTCTGACTGCCCCTTCAAACTATCCATAAATGCTGTGTAGCCATTCAAACTGTTTGAAACATAAGATTCCCTAAAGCCTTCAGCAACTAAAACACAACCATGAGTGTCTTTGAATGTGTTTCCTTTGTGAAACAGGATGTTGGTCCGATCTTGCACACCAGTGATTTCAAAAGTTTCACCAAATTTTGGTGAAGTTATTCTTCTGCACACATAGTTTCCAGGTGGAATGCAGGATTTGTTTTCTTCATTGTCTATCCAATTTGGTTCAAGTGTTGTGGCAATTGGAAGTGCGCCATATTCTGTCACTTTAAAAAGCACACCAAAAGTTCCAAATGTTGTGAATGAAATTCGTTTCAATTTCATCATATTGCAACCCTGATCTTTGCTTCATCCATCAATTGCATTGTCACTGTGTCTTCCACTTGTTGTGGTGAAAGACCTTTCAACAAAGCATCATCAACACGCTTTGAAATTGATTTTTCAATATCTTCTTCAAGTTTTCTGAATTGTTGATATTGCCTTTTTGTCATCCACATTTCTTCACCAAAAATAATTTGCTTGATCATTTCAGGTGGTTCTTTTTCAAACTTAATTCCAATTTGTCTTTTCTTGTCTTTGATCTGTGCTGTTTTTGGAATGAATTTTGATTTCATTTTACACCAAGAAATAGGTTTTGATCACAAAAGCAACCAACCAAATTGCAAACATTCCAACAAGCCACTTCAACAAATACCATTTGTCATTTTCTTTTGGTGCAACTTTATATGAAAAGGCATTGTAAACTGTTGAAAGTGAAACGGCTTGAACTGTTGAAAGTGGTTTCCAATTCATCACTGGAACTGCAAGCCAATTCCAAACATCTTTGATCACAAGTCCATCAAGCAAAATGAACAAAAATAATGTTGCAACAATGAATGGAATTCCAAAAATAAATCCAAGAATCTTTATTGCCAAATCATTTTCTTTCACAGTTCACCAACCACAGAAACACCAGGCATCAAGCCAATTTTTCCACGCTTTGAAGCAAGATCAAAATTTGTTTTCACTTGATCATCTTCAACCCATGTATCACGAACGATCAGTGCATTGTCCATGAATGGATGTCTTAGTGCTGTGACTGTGACATATGAATTTAAGTTTTGATTGTAAAGAACCAAACCCATTCCATGCTTGAGTGGAATTTTGTCTGACTTTTTATAAGCCTTCCAGCCCTTTGGTTTCTTTGTTGTCTTTGTCGGTTTTGCTTTCTTTTTTCCCATTGGTTTCCCCTTCCAAAAGTTTAAGTGCACGTTCTGATATTTCTGTCCATCCAGCCATTTTTGCTGGCATATGAACAGCAAGAATCATGTCTGACACAAGTTCCTTTGCTTCCTTTAAGGTGTCACGCAAAATCTGATTTTGCTTTGCATAATTCAAAAGACATTCATCCTGATATTTTTGAACCTGAAGATGACCAGCTTTTATTGATTCAAATTCAACAATTCTTTCATTGGCTTCAGCAAGCTTTCTTTGCAGGTTGTTGAATGAATTTAAGTTGATTTGAGTTTCAATATCCATCAGTAGTATTCCACATTCTGAACACAGTTGTATTCATGGCCATCACTGCATTGCTTTAAATACATTCCACAATCACCTTGCCAATAGCCCTTGCAGCTGACTGTGGTGCCATCTTTTTTGGTGATGTGTGCCTGTTCGTTTCTTCTGCTGCAAGCAATGGCCACTGAACAGAACCACACGAACACGCAAATCATCAGGATGTGGAAAAGATTGATTTTCATTTTAGAAATAACCTTCTTCAAAAGCATCATCATCAGAACCATCACCAGGATTTTGTGGATCAAAATCTTCATCATCATCTTCAGAAGGGCCATGTTCCAACATCCATTTTTCCACCTTCATCACACTTCCCCACGCTGGTGCTGGAATGCAGTTGTAGCAATAAGAAACTATTTCTGGAATCAATCTGATGTTGATGTGGTCTGCTTGTGCAACAGCCATCTTCAGATCATTGGTCAATACAGCATACAAGAAACCACCTGGTTCAATTCCATCTTCCAGGTATCTTTTCATTGCACCCTTCATGTGTTCAGGCAACATTGGTTCAGCCATTTTTATTCCTTTCATGTCTAATTTCAAAAAATTCAGGGCCTTTATTAAATTGTGTCACAAGTTTTCCATCATGGTTATCTGATCTAAAATTGATCTTCACACCAGTGATTGTCAGGCTTATTGGAATTTCAATGGTGTTTGGTCTTTTGCCAGTCAATCTTTCATGCTGTTCAATTGCCAGCTTGATTTCTTCTTCACTGGTTTCCATCACTAGCAACAGAACTTTGATCTTTTCATGCAACAGTGGATCTAAATTTAGATTCATTTTTTTTCCATCCTTCATTGTCCCAAAACATGGTGCAGTTCTTTGCAAATTCTTTTGCTTTGGTTTTGTCTTTTTCATAAAAAATATATGACTGCCTGAATTCATTTGCAGGTGCTGTGAAACGATAGCAATTGAATCTTCTGCTGCATTGCTTATTCATGCACATGGAAATGTCAGCCATGGGTTGGTCCACCAAACATTCTGTCATATGATTCAATCATTGCCACAGCAACTGCTGCAACCTGAACAAGTTCTTCCCTGTAAAGATTGATTTTTCCATCACCAAACTTGGCTTCAAGTGCTGCTTTGTTTGCTTCACCAACTTCTTCACCAAGAATCATCAACCAATCTTGTGGCAAATGATTCTGTTGTCCCCATTTAGTTTCTTGCTTTTGACGTTCTTCCTTAACTTCCCTTAAAACTTCATTCGTTTGTTGCATTTTGTTCCCACACTTCTTTTGCTATAACTTTTCTTATTTCTTTTGCATTGAAATTTGATCTGATTGCACATTCTTCCAAAGCCATATGCCTTGGCAATTTTCCCTTCATTGCCAAATATCTTCCAAGCCAAATGAATACTTCCATGATGTGGCCATCTGTCATACAGGCATGATCAGGTGAATATTCACCACGCATTCTGATGTCATTATTCCACTTCACAACCTTAAGTGTTCCCAAATGGTGAACCCATTTCTTATAGATTGTTTTTGGCTTTTTCTTTGGTGCATTCATCAACAAACCACCAATACATGAAGTCTGTTTTTGTCATCAGAACATTGAACTGGTCTTAGTTTTTTGTCTTTGTGTTTTGCATCTATGATGTCACACCATCCATTGGTTGTTCCTGATGGATTTGTTCTGTTGCAGTGTGAAAGTATTTCAGCAGCTGTTGTGTTCTTTTCACAACAAACAGCCATGTGACAAAGCCCTAAAAATGGGTTGATAGTTTCAATCTGTTGCCATTCTTTTTTCTTTTTCATTCTAATCACCATTCCCATGTTCTTTATATGCTTCCCAAAATTCAGAAAGCAGCATCAATTCATATTTCACTTGGCCAAATAAATTTGGCCTTGGTTCATTCAACACAATAAAAACTTCACCTTCATAGTTCAGAAGGTCGCCTTTGTTGATCCAGTTCACTTTTTAGTTTTCCATAAAACATATTTCAACTTCATCTTCACCATCCAGCAAGGCCACCAACTTTTGATGTGAACAACAATTCCACCAGAAGGTGGTTCACCAAATGATATTTCTTTTGAAATTTCAATTGGTTCAAATTGCTTGTCAATTCCTTCAATGGTTAGAAATATTTTTGGTTCCATCATCTTCCAAAAATTCTAATGCCAGCAACAGTTGCAAACAAAATTAAAAAGCCAAGCCAATGAACAAAGTCTTGAAAAACAAATTGCCAAAATTCCATCATATCATCTTCCCTTCAGTGTCTTCATACACGTGCCAAACAAATGGTGTATTCTGAAAGCTTCCTAGATATTTATTTCCACGAACATGATGTCCAGTTCCAACAACATGGAATTTTCTTGGTTCTTTTGGTTGTGATGGATCAACTTCAAACCACAAACAAAGATCACTTCCAACAGCTGTGTCTTGAACACAAAGGAATCTGAATTCAGCACCCTTTGGAATTTCCAGGGTTGATGAAAATCCTATGACGAACTTCCAGATTGTTTTCATTCAATCACGCAAGCACAAGGCAATGACTTGTGTCCATATGAAGGGCTTCCCATTCCAGCAGTCAATTTAAAATTTGAATCATAGTCATCTTCTAAATAAAATTTTTCGCCACTCTGTTCAACTTCAAGTGCATTTCTGATTTGACCTTCAAATTCTGCACACCACCAAGTTGGACGAAGGGCTTTTCCAACAATAATTTTAACTTTTTTTACATTGCATGGTTTACCATTCCAATATGTTTTCATTCATTGTTCCTTTCACAAATAAAATCAGTCAATTTGGTGTACTTCATCATGTAACTTTCCCTGGTGTAACCTTTAAAAAACCCAAGGTTTTCAGGCCTGATTAGGTCTTCTTTTTTGCACGAACCAAAGAAGGTGTACTTTAAAAATGAATTTTGTTTAATTAAAAAATAGTGGTCTGCAAAACTTTCTTTTCTGTCAATAATATGCTTAGGACAAGCAAGGTGTGGGCTGGTTGCTGTTGTAGCTTTTACATCAATTGTCAAATTGTTGAACACAAGATCATAGTTTTCTGTTGATGCAATAAGTTCTGGATCAGGTGCTGGAAGATTAAGCAGCTTTGCAGCTGCAAATTCCCCTGCAATGCCAATCATTTCTTTCTGAATTGGTGACATTCTTAGTGACCAATTTTTGATTGATCTTCCTTTGTTCAACATGATTGCCAATTTCTTCTTTGCAAGTTCATTCATGTAGTCTTCAAAGCTTGGTTCAAATTGTACTGTTGCAAAGCGTTTTAGGATGAAAGGTTCTTTTGTGGCTGTCATGGTGTTCCTATGGATGAAGAAAGAAAACAAAGAATTAGAAATGCCATTGAAAAATTCCACGCAAGGCAGTTGCCAGAAGAACAATTCCAACCAAAACGAGTGAACCAGAAGCCAGAAGCTGAAGTCCAAAAAGCAGTTCATTCTTGGTTGGAAGAAAATGGCTGTTTTGCTTTTCGGGTTGAGTCAAAGGCAATGTTTGATGTTGAAGCTGAAGTGAAAGTTTATTCACAGACTGAACCAGGTGTTGCAGATGAACTTGCAGTTCACTGTTCTGGTTTGTTTGTGTCCGTTGAGTGCAAAGCACCAGGGAAAAGAAATGCTTCAAATCTTCGATACGCACAACGTGAATTTGCCTTGAAGGTGATTGCACAGAATGGTTTTGCTTGTGTGACTGATTCTGTTTCACATCTTTCTTCTTTGTGGGCTTCATATTGGAACACTCCTGCTGCTTTAAGAAAGGCCCTTCTGTTGAAGGACCTTCCACCTGAACCCATTGATCATGGATTCAATGCTGAAATGGGTTTCTAAAATGGAATTGTGTCATCAGTGACACCTTGAACATAAACATCAAGGTATGTCTTTGATGGATCTTTGAATCCTGGTTTGTGGCCAATGTTCAATGCAACATAGTTGCCTTTTGCATTGGACAAAGTTCCAAGCACATCACCATTGGTTGATTCAACACCAGCAAGACGTTGAATTTGGCCTTTCACAAAACCAAGTTGTTTGTCTGTTGCTGTGTCTTTAAGATTTGAAGACCACCAGCATTTTCTTCCTGTGTATTCACCTTTGGTGATTGTGAATTCCACGTTCAATTTTGTTTCTGCTGCATCACTTTTGATTGTGACATCAGTCACCTGTGCAACATATTCCCCTTCAGGAATAAGTGTGAATGACTTTCCTTCTGCTGCTTGTGCTGAATCAATTCTGTCTAAAATATTCATGTGTTCCCCTTGTTGTTTAGGCCAATAGGCCATTGGTTGTGTCATCAGTTGTTTTTGCCAGTGGTTGATCAAGAATGAAAATGGTGTTCTTGGTTTCCACTATACCTTTGTCTTTGACAAGAATTGGTGATGATCTTCCGATTTCACCAGCTTCAACTGTTGGATGGCCATGGCCAAATTTTCCAACAATGAATTCACTTCCATTTGGATGTTTGTCGAAATAATAATATGAAATTCTAACACGTGGTTTTGGTTTTAGTTCTGTTGTCATCATTGCTTCACCTGTTCTGCAACAGCTGCTGCTTGTGTTTGTGGTGCATAATTTTTCACAGCTGGTTTTACTGATGGTGCAGGTCCAACTGCTGGTTTTGGTGCTTCAATTTTCTTTCCAGCAGACATCAAATCCATCACTTGCTTTGCATCAAGTGGCATTGTTTCAGGAAGGACTTTTGATCTGTCACCAGCACAAGTGATATACTTATTTGGCTTTGTTCTGATCATTCTTTGATCAGCTTGATTGATGAAAATATACAACATCAAATCAACCCAACCAGTGAAAGCTTTTTCATAACTTGCACCCATGTTCAAACCCATTGCAGTCCAAGCAATTGATTCTTTTTTGATTTCTTTTTCTTTAGGGTGACAGATAAGAGTCACACCAAAGCCAGCTGCATAAAGCTTATCAAGATATGGCATCACCAATTTCATTGATGCTTTTTGTCCTTCACCAAATCCACCACCAACATTGTTGATTGATGGAATGTTGAATGTTGTGACCATTTGTCCACTTGCATCTTTCACTTGCTGTGGCACAGCGTTCTTCTGACAAATTTCTTCTTCAGCAAGCTTCATCAATTTGTCCACAACGTCGATCACAATTGTTCTATATGGATGCTTGTCTTTTGTTGTGATCAATTCATCAACTGCTTTGTGGAAGTCTTGAATTGTGTTGATGTCACTCTTATAAACTTCAAGATATTCATGGCCTTTTTCTGTTGCCAAAAAATAAACACCTTCACCAAGTTCACTTGCAAAAGTTGATTTTCCAACCTTTGGTTCCCCTGTGATCAATGTTCTTGTTGTCAAAAAGTCTGCCTTTTTGGTGGTCTTTTGTGTTGCTAACATATTCTGTTTTCCTTCTTTTTGTTGTTCGTTTTTATTGTTGCCAGCAAAAGCAAATTTGCATTTGAGTTTGGTTGTTTCAACAAAAAAGTGAATTTATTGTCGCGTCATGATCACATTTTTGTGATGACTTGCGAACATTGATGTCACAATTTGAACCTGCTGGAGCCATGGTCCTTTCATCTTTGATTCAACATCACATGGCCAGCACCTTTGATTTTTCATCAGGTTGGACCATGGTTTCAGCATCTATATATAAGGATGGGGAAGTATGGATTTGTTCAAGTTTCTTTCTGATCATGGCTTTGAATTCATGCCAATATTTGATGGTGAAGTTCATAGATTTGCTGGTCAATCTAAGAAATCAAAATCAGGTTGGTTCATTGGAAATGAAGTTGGTGATAAGAAATTCCTGCTTGTTGGTGATTGGGCTGTTTCAAAAGAACCACTAAAATGGTCATCAAAAAAAGGACTTTTTAAGTCTGAAGAATTTAAAAATTTTCAAGATTCTGCAATTAAAAAGAGTATTGAATTCAGAATTCGTGCACAAGAAGAAGCATCAGTTGAAGCTGCAAGAATTATTTCAAAGAATCAAATTCAAGTTGGTGTTGAATCATTTCAATATTGCAGAAAGAAAAAGATCACTTCAATTGATGGTGCATTCATCTGTGAAGATGAATTTGGTGTTCACCTTGCTGTGCCACTTTATGATGTGAATGGAAAGCTTTGGTCTTTGCAGAAAATCTATGAAGATGGTGTGAAATTATTTATTACAGGTAGCAAAAAGAAAGGCTGTTTCTTCAAATTTGTTGGAACAGAACAGGTGGTCTATGTATGTGAAGGATATGCAACCGGACATTCGATTCATGAAGCCACAGGTGCAATGGTTTTTGTTGCTTTTGATGCTGGTAATCTTGCTTCAGTTGTTTCTGAAATCAAAGGCAAGTTTCCAAAGATCATTGTTGCAGCAGACAATGATCAATTTGGAAAAGAAAATCCAGGTCTAAAGGCAGCACAAGATTGCAAAGTCAAACATGGTGTTGAATTTATTTTGCCTGTGTTTGGTGATGGACTGAAAGACTATCGTCCAACAGATTTCAATGATTTGTTTTGCCTGTCATCTGTGGATGAAGTCAGAAGACAACTTTCTGGTGACACTTCTTCATCAGGATTTTCTTCTGAAGAATATCTGGCATTCAAAAACTTTTTTGAACTGGCCTATCCAACAGCAAAGAAATGTTTCCTGACTGGTTCAGTTTCATATCTTGATTGTGGTGTTAGGAAGCCAATATTGAATGAACTTGGTGTCATTCGTGCTGATGCTATCATTGCAGGTTTGCCAAAAGAAAAAGTTCAAGACTATTTGGAAAAATGGATCAAGCTGATGAAGCCATCAATGCTGGTTGATATTCCTGAACATGATGGTGTTGATCATATTGGCAACGTGCTTTCATTTGTTGATGTTGGAAATATTGACCATGGGTTCTTTGTTGAACTGATGAAGGAATGGTTTGCAGGAATTTTCATGCGTGTGGCTGATCCATTCTATCAGAACAAAATGGTCATCTTTGGTGGTGGTCAGGGAATTGGAAAAGACACCTTCATTGAAAATTTGTTCAAAGATTTCAGACCATACTTCACATCATCTGGAATTTATGAAAATGAAAAGGACAACTTTTCAACCATGAGTCGGTCGGTTGTGATCAATGTTTCTGAATTTGACAGGACAAGTCGATTGCAGGTTTCACAGCTTAAAAATATCATCACAGCTGCTGAAGCAACTTTCCGTGCACCTTATGCAAAAGAATCTTCATCTGTGACCTTCAGAACTTCATTCATTTCTTCATGTAATATTGATGACATCTTCCGTGATGAAACAGGCAATCGAAGATATATGTTCTTTGCGCTTCGTGGCATTGATTGGAAATATCCAAAAGGAATTTCTTTGCAAATTCTTAGTCAGGCCAGACAACTTGCTTTTGAAGGGTTCATGGCTTCACAGGATGCGCTTAATGCAATGAATTTAGTCGTGTCTGACATGACACCTGATTCATGGGAAGAAGATGCTGAAGAACTTTGGATCAGTAGGGTTGGGGAACTTGAACGTGGTATTGACGGCATACGGCATGATCGGAAGTTTTCTTATCCAGAAATTGCAGCAGTGGTTCAAGATATTGCCTATATTCTAGGCATTCCACAAAAGATGGTTAAGGGTTTGATCAAAAAGAAATTTCAGGTCAGGAAAACAAATGCCAGATATTATGTTGCAAGCAGACAAAATTTGCTAGATTTGGCCAATTTTCCGGTCATTGAAAAAGTTCCGGTCATAGTTCCGGTCATAGATAACTAGTTGATATATATATTCTATTTATCTTTTTTTTTAAAAATGACCGAATGACCGATAAAAAGAAAAAGTATTTGGAGTATGAATTTCTGGAAATTGGTTACCCTAGAAAGTTTTAAAGGTTGAAAAATAGCAGTCATTTGGTCATTTCCGGTCATAGTGTTTGATTTAAGTTCTTGTCATAATTTTGTGCTGTGACATCATTGATGAAGATGGTTCTTCTTCAACATGGATGTGCAGCATGGGGAACACCTTCAGACAAAAAGCCACTAGGCGTGGCAAACATACCAGGGGTTTTTACAACCACCTGATTCAACAATTGTCAAAGAAGGCCAGACACAGGGGACTGGCATGGATGCTTGAACCTGAACTGGTGCTGAAGCTAATAAAGCAACCTTGTTATCTTTGTGGTGCACCACCTTCCAATAGATTCAAATCACTAAAACGTGGTACTTGGGAAGGTCGCGTCATCATCTATCAGGGAATTGATAGGGTGAACAACAAGCTTGGATATGTGGAAGGCAATGTGAAGCCGTGCTGCAAGAAATGCAACATGATGAAAGTGGATTCAACACTTTCTGGACTTAAAAAACACATTCAAAAAATCATAAAATGGAATGGCAATGGAATCAGTTTTGGTTCCAGAAAACCTTTGATCATCAAGGTTGGTTCAACAGGAAAGGTGGTCACATGAATATTTTTGGCTTGGATGTGAAAGTTATTCGTGAAAAAGGTCTTTGTGATGTTCGTGGTTTGGCTGGATATTTTGATCCAGCTGAAAAGAAAATTGT